CATACCCTTTAATGCATCATTAGCCCATTCTTTTGGTGTGCATAATAAATAATGTTCTAATGCTCTAACATCATGTTTAGATGCTTTAAATTTAAATATTTTTTTCATTTTATCCTTTAATTTGCTAAAAATCCACCGAAATACGATGTTAATGTTGAGCCACCTTCTAAATCATTTATTTGAGTACCACCAGAGACATTAACAAATGAATATACTGTATCTGCAGCATCTAAATATGCAATAGTTCCACCACTAATTAATGTAGGACCATAATTCATATCTGATCTATTAATAAAAAAAATTTGATTCGTAGCTCTTATATATATTCCACAATCTTTATTAGCAGCTAAAATATCTAATAAACTACATCCGATATTAAATTGATATCTTCCATTAACCGGTGCTGTAAATACTCCGTCATCATCATAATCTGAGCTTTGATCAAAGACTGTTGTATTATTATCATCACATATTTTATATGAAGCGCCATTTCCTGTTATGTTTAAAACGGTTGTATTAACGTATGCCATAAATGCCGGCTGTATCTGTAAATTAATTTCACCATTTGCTGTTGGACTAATAATAGTTCCTGTTGCAGATGAAAGTGTAAAACCACCAGTACCAAATTTTAAATCAAGAGACGATGCTCCAGTAGTATTACCTATTGTAGTAACTCTATCGGCGGCACCTGTTGCTATGTTTATTGCACCAGACGTTGCGTCTGTTCCTACTGAGAATGTACCACCATTAAATGTTACATCTACATCAAGAACTTGATTTGCCCATGAATTTTGTGTTGTCATTTTTCCTCCTTAACATACTAAATAAATACTAATGTAAACATATATATTTTTACTTACTCCTACAGGTCCTTGTACTCCCATTATATCACCAGAGCCATTCGAAATTTTGATGGTAACATGTGCGGTATCTGCAGCATCCATTTCAAAAAAAGAATAACCTCTTGTTATTTTATTAATAACACCAACTATAGTAGGTGAAGGTACGTATGCAGTCCCTTGTAAAAGAATAATATCCTGATTTGATGTAACTATTTTATATGTAAACGCTGTCATAGCTGGTTCACATTCTCCAAAAAATTTACAATAACCATTAAATTGATATCTTCCATTGACTGGAGCTGTAAATACTCCGTCATCATCATAATCTGAATTATTATCAAATGAAGTAGTATTATTATCATCGCATATTTTATATTCAGCACCATTACCTGTTACATTTGCAACATTTAAATTAACATATGCCAGAAACGATGGCTGTAATGGTTTTGTTATTTCTCCAGTATTAAATACGTGCATACTAGTCCCAGAATTAACATCTAAAGTAAAATCACCAGTTCCAAATTTTAAATCAAGAGACGATGCTCCAGTAATGTTCCCAATAGTAGTAACTCTATCGGCAGCGCCTGTTGCTATGTTTATTACGTCAGATGTTGCGTCTGTTCCCGCTGAGAATGTACCACCGTTAAACGTTACATCTGCATCAAGAACTTGATTATTCCATGAATTTTGTTTTGCCATATGACTCCTATATCATTAAAAACCCACTAAATATAGAATACGCAGAAGCGCCTCCTATAATATCTGCAGTGTCACCACCTCCATTTGATAATGTAATTGTAGCATATGAAGTATCTGCAGCATCCATATCAGTCATAATTACACTGCTTTGTGTTATAGGTGGGTAATCCGTATTAAAAAAACCTTTAGATATTTCATATGTTCTATTGCTAGTAACAATTTTAAATAATCCAATAGTCATGCTTACATCTGTATCGCTAATTGTCATTGTAGAATTAAATTGATATCTTCCATTAACCGGTGCTGTAAATACTCCGTCATCATCATAATCTGAGCTTTGATCAAAGACTGTTGTATTATTATCATCGCATATTTTATATTCAGCACCATTTCCTGTTATGTTTAAAACGGTTGTATTAACGTATGCCATAAATGATGGTTGTAACGGATAGTTAATTTCTCCTGTGCCATGTGAATTAATAATAGTTCCTGTTGAATTTGCTAAAGTAAAATCACCAGTTCCAAATTTTAAATCAAGAGACGATGCTCCAGTAATGTTCCCAATAGTAGTAACTCTATCGGCAGCACCTGTTGCTATGTTTATTGCACCAGATGTTGCGTCTGTTCCTACTGAGAATGTACCACCGATAAATGAGACATTAGCATCAAGAACCTGATTGTCCCATGAATTTTGTGTTGTCATTTTTCCTCCTAAATTACAGCTATATTTCCAATCATACTAGTAGTTGACCAGGTTGTATTTGCAACTGTGCATCTAAGTCTAACACAATCTGCTGCGTGAGTAGCTGTTAATGACCCACCAGCTCCGACTGTAGTTGTTTGATTGCCAATAACTACACTTTGACCTGCGGCTTGTGTTATAGACCATAGTCCTTGCATTCCAACAATTTCTAAAGTTGTGCCTACTGCTGCTGTACCTGGCAATGAAAACGCAACACCACCAGCCCTATTTGCACCGTATGTTTCATTAATTACCATTGCTTTTGTAGCGGCAGTTATCTCAGAATATAGTCCGTCTATTGTATCTACGCTTAGATCTAATGTCCCAGCACCAGTTGTAATTGTAACGCTAGAATCAGCACTAGCAATTGTACCAACTACTGGGGCAACGCCTGTTGATCCAATTATCAACATTCCATTTGTCATTGCCCCAAATTCGTCTAATTCACCACCTGTTGAATAATAGGCTACTCTATTTGCAGTCATATTTATAAGTCTTGCATTACCTGAAATTGATCTAACTCCAGCTATTGTAAGAGTGCCTGCCAATGATGTATTGCTAGTAAAATCTACTCCAGTTAATGTTAATATTCCAGCTCCAGAACCACTAATTGCTGGATTATTTGATGATTCAATTATTGTGCTACTAATATCAACTATACCCGCTGATCCATGATTTATAGATGCTGTAGCCCCAGTAGAAAAAGAACAATTTGCAACATCAAATGTTGATGTTCCTGCCGTTGTAAGTGTTTTTGAAAAAACAGATCCTCTTGAAGATGAAAAAGTAGTGCTCCCTGCGATAGAAATTGCACATCCTATTGTGCAGTCTATTATTAATAAAGTCCCGCCAGATTTAGTTAAAACATTAGTACTAATTCCTAGTGTAGAACTTCTAATTTCACAATATGATGTAGATGTATTATTAACAATTCCATTATTAGTAGAGATATCTGAACAATTTAAAATTCCTAAATATCCAGTCCAATTTGGAAGATCAAATATATATCCATTTGTTAAACCGAAATAACAATTTCTTAATACTATCGGAGCTGTACCTGCTGAAGCTGAAGAAAATATATCTCCACTTGTTGCTAAAAGATAACAGTCTTCAATTAAGCAAGTAGATCCAGATGTAGGTAATGTATGTGTTCCAGTTATTCGTGTTTGAGAACCATCTCCACTGAATGTTTGTTGTGAATAAAAAGTTAAATTTTCTGAATATGCTCCAGCTCTCACATGTATACGTCTAGGTGCTCCATCTGCATTTGCTGCATTTAATGCTGATTGTATTGTTGTGTATGGAGTACCACCTGTTGCGTCAACTACATATTCTGTTATTCCTGGAACTGCGTCTGCTAAATCAATTGTTCCAGCACCATTTGTAATTGTTATAGTTGAATTTGTGCTTGTAAGATTTGCAGCTACTGGATCAGCACCAACAGATCCAATTACCAATTGTCCATTTGTTAGCACCGATGTGTAAGATAATGCTGCTGTAGTCCCTGATCCTAATGCGATTCCATGATCTGTTTGAGTTCCTAGTTTCGCTTTTAGAGAGCTTGGATTAATTACATGATAATCTGTCGCTGTGCCTGATATTGATTCTGCATCAGTAGCTAATTCTACAACACCTTTCTGTGTTACAGTTGAGTCTGCCATTGTTAATGTAACAGTGCTGCCTGCACCTGCAGATGTTATTCCTTGTGCTGTTGTTCCTAGAACATTTAAAACTCCTGCTGCTGGTGTTGCTGTACCTGAATCTGTAACATAAGATTTGGCTATAGTTACTCCAGCCTCTAAATTTATTGTTCCAGCACCATTTGTTATCGCAATTGTTGATCCTGTAGATGTTAAATTTGCTAATACTGGATCGACACCTACTGATCCAATAAGCAACTGTCCATTTGTTAGCGCAGATGTATAAGATAATGCTGCTGCAGTACCAGATCCTAATGTAATTCCATGATCTGTTTGAGTTCCTAGTTTCGCTTTTAGAGAGCTTGGATTAATTACATGATAATCTGTCGCTGTGCCTGATATTGATTCCGCATCTGTAGCTAATTCTACAACACCTTTCTGTGTTACAGTTGAGTCTGCCATTGTTAATGTAACAGTGCTGCCTGCACCTGCAGATGTTATTCCTTGTGCTGTTGTTCCTAGAACATTTAAAGACCCAGCTGCTGGGGTTGCTGTGCCTGCATCTGTAACAAAATCACTTGCATATGTGCCTGGCACAACTGTATCATTTACAATATCAAATTCGCCTGATAATGGATTATATTTGTATCCCATTTTTCTCCTTAAGAATATGTATAATTTATTGCTTCACTGTGTGTTACAGATCCGCCAGATGTATATAATGTATATGCTGTTGTATTAATGCCTGATAACTCAAATGTTTTTGGTCCTGCTGCTATATTTGCAACTGTATATATATTACTACCATCAAAATTAACTTCTGTCATTCCAACTACGCTTTGAATTACTACTTTATCGCCATTTTGAAGTGTCCCCAAATCAGATACTGTAGCAACACCTGGATTTCCTTGTGAAATTCCAGTTATTGTTAGTGCTGTAATTGATGACCATATAAACTCATAATCTGTAGATGCATTAGAAAATGAATCTTGTGGCCATGTTTGTCTTATAACGCTTTTATTTGAATCATATTGTAACTTTCTTATTTGCCATTTATTTTCACTAACTAACGTGCCAGCCTTTGCACGACCTAAAAAAATTATATTTCCACTTGTGTCATTTATAGTGGCCAATGAAACATCAGAATCTTGTACTATAAATTCTCTTCGATCTTTTTCTCCAAACTTAAATGGTCTATTTACTACAGTTTTTGACATATTTATTTCCTTATTTATAAAACAAGGCAGAAGATCTATTAAATCAACTGCCTTTAAAAATATTTATTTATTATTGAAATCCAACTTCCATTGTTTGGAAGTGTATATTTCCAGGTGTTGTCATACCGAACAAATTATGCACAATCGGATGAACTACATCTCCATTATCAAATGTAAATGCTGCTGTAGACGTAGGGGCTGTGCCATCTATTGTATAAGTTACTACACCTGCTGCAGAAACTAAAACTCTTAGAGTATGTGTTTGTCCATCAGTCCACGCATCTGTGGTATTTGTTTGAACAACACCACCAGTGTTTAATTGAGTTTCAATTATAACTGTATCTGCGTTAACTGTATTATTTAATCCAATCATTGCAAAATCAGTGTAATTAGCATATGCACTATTATTGGCTTGAGTTTTTCTAAATCCAATAGATGTTGGCTCACAACCTCCGCAATCTGCTACTGTATATTGAAATTGCATGAAAAATGCTGGAGAAGTTCCTATTGTAAATGAATGTCTAGAATTTGCCCTATCTGCTCCAAAATTTAATTCCCATCCTGATCCCATAATTAAATCTAGTGACCCTAATAGACCTGTTGAGTCCATTCTAGGAACAACAATGGTTTGAGTGCCAATCATATAGTGTTCCATATATATACCATGTTGAAATGCTAATAAATGTGTAGTCGTATCCACACCAGATGGTGCACCACCAGTATTATCTATTGATTCACTATGTGGGCTTGCTGTAAATGCTATCCTATCTCCTGTTAAAGAAATAAACTTAGCGGTCATATCATTTAGTGTTCCAGTAACAGTAATACCATCTGTTCCACCCTGCAATATTAACTCAGAAGATCCTGTTGTCGATCCAATGGTTGTGTCATGTGCTGTCGCCGTTGCACCAAAACTAGCTGCTCCCGTTCCAGAATCCACTACGACTGATGTTGCGCCAGTATTATTTCCTATAGTTATAGTACGCGCGCCAGCTGTTCCTATATTAATATTTTGAGATATGGCATCATTACCAATTCCAATTATTCCTGCTGATGAATTAAGTTCTAGTACTCCTGCACTATCTATAAGAACAGTTCCTGTGGATGATAATGTTGCATTACCAGTACCGCTTAATAGTGATAAACTAGCTGCTCCAGTAGCACTTCCGATCGCAACCACGTTATCTATAGCACTCGTGGCTATGTTGACAGTCTTAATCCCAGTCCCACCTGTCATTAGGTTCAGAGTCTGTGCTCCAGTACCAGGACCTATATCAATTTGGCCTGTATTTGCTCCAGCGGATGATATTTTATATGTGCTTGTTACTGCGCCTTCTAATGCAAAGTTGCCTGTGCCAACATTTATTGCTGCTCCAGATGCACCAACAACATTTCCAATAGTAGTAGTTCTTTCACCAGCGGTTCCGATATTTATTGCTTGGTCAATATCATCGTTTCCTATGCCGATGATACCTGCCGATGAATTTAATTCTAATACTCCTACGGTATCTATTGTTGTAAATCCTGCTGAAGCAATATCTGTATTGCCAGTACCACTAGCTAAAGATAATGACGACGTAAACAGTCCAACTCCTATTGTTAAAGCGCCATCAGATGTACTAAGAGCAACACTTCCAGAAGAAAATAAATCAAAACCAGCCGATCCTGCCTTTATAGAAGACTGAGACGTGCCAGTAGAACTACCTATGTTAACTGTGTTTAAACCACCAGCATTTCCGATATTTATTATTTTAGCACCTGTAACAGACGTCATTATGTCAATTTGTTGTGCTCCTGTTCCACCACCTATTGTGATTGTACCCGTATTTGCTCCTGTTCCAGAAATATCGTATGTACTTGTTACTGCGCCTTCTAATGCAAAGTTGCCTGTGCCAATATTAACCGCAACACCAGATGCGCCAACAATATTACCAATAGTGGTAGTCCTTTCACCAGCAGTACCGATATTTATAGCTTGGTCAATGTCATCGTTTCCTATGCTTATAATGCCTGCAGATGAATTAAGTTCTAGTACTCCTGCAGAGTCTATTAATACAGTATCTGTTGATGTTAAGCTCATATTGCCTGTTCCAGACAAAAGATCTAATGAAGCTGCGCCAGTGGCCGATCCGATAGTAACAGTATGTGGTGCTGCAGAATTTGCTATTCCAACCGATCTACCTGTTGTTCCGCCAGCTATATTTACAGCATTTGCCGCATTGTCCTGCCCTACATTAAAAGTGCCACCTGTTTGGGCAAAAGCACCAACAACACTTAATGCACCAGATGTATGTACACCTAATGAATTAACTGCCCACACTTCTGCTGAAGAGGCATTTGTTATAGATAATTTATTGACACCAGCGTCGTCACCTAATTTCATTATAACATCTTGACCAGTCGCAGAATTTATATTCATATCTGCTGCTAATCCAGTTGTATATATTGGAGATGTTACTGATGTTAGAAGACTAATTGCAGCATCTAAATTTAAAGTTACTGTATTGCCTGCGTTTACATCAGTAATGTTTGTTCCACCGTCTACAAGAATATTTCCTGCAGCTGGAGACAAACTGTTTATTGTAGTTATTCCACCACCAGAATTACCATTTTGTACCCAAATAGCGTCTCCTGATGAGTTTAAACCACAAAATTGATATGTATTAGCTACATCTGCAGATATCTTATGTATCCATGAATCACCAATTCCAAAGTTTTTATTTGAAGTTGCTGGTGCGTTATCGTTATATTCAGCAACATGCGGTACTTTAACCAGTGGTATCCCAACCGCATATGCATAGTAAAATTTTTTAGCCATATTTCCTCGTGTTAATGCCTAATAGGCGCCTTTTAATGTAAATTAAAATTTGAATTTATTTTAGAAAAGTATTTATTGATATTTATGTTGTATTTTGATATACATTTATACATGAAAGAAAGGTATAAACAAGTCTTAGTGAGACTAGAAAAATCTATTTTGAAAAGAATTAAAGATATATCTTTAGAGTATAATGTAACTACAACATCAATAATTCGACAATCTGTACGTGAATTACTTCATAAACATAATGTAAAGCCACTTGGATTTCTTACATCGTCTGTTTATAATCCAACAAAGAGCTATGTATATATAATAGAGAAGACAAATGGTAATATAAAAATAAAGAGATCTAAGAAGCCAGAGTTAAGTATTAGTAGGCTAGAAAGATCATCGTGCATGAGAATCTTTAATAAATATATCTCTAAAGAATTAATCAACTATGGTGGTATTGAAGAAGAGATATATACTAATTTAAAGGATTATATAATAGATAATGGATGGTTTGATTATAAATTTGAAGATGCCGTAAAGCTTTTAAAGAAGTTAGAAGATGATGATTAGTCTTTTTGTGATTCTTTATCCCATTTATCCCAATCTATATTAGATAATTCAAATGCTGCTTCTGGAGAAGTTTTGTTGACTTCTTTTGCCATAGAATCTGAAATTTTCTTTAACCCATATACATTCTTTTTATTTAATGCACTAGCCATTTTAAGACCCAACTGTTTAAATCTTGGGTTTAAAAGAAATTCACGTGCTAACTTTCCAGCCGCATGTGCTCCAATAATTTTTGTAAAAAATGCTGCGTTTCCTGTCATTACAGCATTTACAGCACCTATAACCTTTCCTTTTTTATATATTTCATCTATTATCGATGGTTTTAATCGTTTGGATACATCTGAAAATTTTGAAAATAGTTTGTTTGCGATAAGAAAATCATCACCTAATTTTGTGTTTGTACTTTTTAATCCTCTTTCTACAGGCCCTTTTAATCGTGAGACTTCATTATATATAGTTTTAGAAACAGTCCCTCTTAAAGAATTTATATCTCTCTGAAATTTTATTAGAGAAGCTCCAGTTAAGTCTTTTGCGTTCATTAATTGATTTAAATCTGGTTTAATTGCAGTTTTAGCTGTAGCGGACATATCATAGAATATATCCATCATATCTTCTTTAACTAAACTAACCCTCTTGTTTGTTAATGCAACTTTAGCTTCAGGTGAATTTTTTAAGTTTTCATATATATTACTAAGTGCAGAATGCGTTGAAGTTAATCTTTCTTGTGTAGCAGCTCCCTTATCAGCAAGACCTGAAAATAGTTTAAGTGTTTTTTTATTATTAAGAAGAGGAGCTATTTCTTTATCTTTAATCCCATGTTCTCTCATTGTTTTAATAATTTCTTTATACTTTCCCTTTTGGATTAGATTTGGCTTTAACAGACCTGGTCTAAGTTGAAAAATTCCTTCTGCTAAGTCTTGACCAGCCTCTCCAACTCCTATTTCTTTTGCTGTTTGTCCAGCAAGTCCACCAGTTGTTAACATGCTAGCCTCCTTTCCTCCAAATCCTCCTGTAAATGGAGTTAGCACTTGAAAAAATGGTAATGACTTCATCACCTTTCCTACAGCACCACCAATAAAACTAGGCTCTTCTGAAGGTATTATATCTTCGATCTTATCATGTGCTCTTTGTATATCTTCTGGCCCTCCAATTATTTTATTTTTTATAAATTCTAGTGCTTTACCTAATGGACCAGGAATATATTTAGCACTAACAAGTCCTCTTAATTCATTTACTCCATGTAAATATTGTTTACCCGCATGTCTAATATCATTTATAAAAGGAAATTTTTCTATATCTTCATTGACGCTTTTTCTTTTTGACTTACTATCTTTTTGTTTTTCATCTTTTTTAATATTGTCTTCATTTTTATTATTTAATTCTTCATATTGTGAAAATATATTTTCAGATGCCATTTACTCCTCCTTTGAATAAAATTTATAGTCACTGCTACTAGGTATAATATATCCATTTGCTTTAGCAGCTTTCATTCCATTATTTATACCACCAAATTTATTAGAATATAATAAAGCCATTTCAGCGGTTAATGGTGTGTTTTTAACAACGCCCTTGCCAACAGATTTTCTCATTTTATTGATACCACTTTCTTTTTCTGACTGTTCTTTTATTCTATACGCTAAACGCTTATCAGCTAACTTATTATAGTCTTTTACCCCTTCGGTTACTCTTTTTGTTATATCTGACTTAACATATCCATACTTATCTATATCTTCTTGTGATAATTTATCAAAAGTATCAATTCTATTTCTTCTTTTATCTAATCCGTTTGCCCAAACTTCTACAGTAACCGTATTGGCTTCTTGTGATTTACCTATTTGAGCTTTCATATCTTCAATTTTCTTTTCTAGAAATATACTTTGTCCTTTGGCTGGCATTTCTTTAGCAGTTTCAAAAAACAATTCCTTGCCAGATATATCAAAAGCAGCACCATGTACAGTTTGAAGTTCTGGGAAAAATCTACCTAATTTTTTAGCTAAATTAGCTCTACTAAATGCTCCAATATTCCCAGATTTAATAACTGATTTTGATTCTTCTAAAGCTGCCTGTATATATGGAAGCCTTTCCCTTTCTTTGTTTATAGTATCAGTATAGTCTTTAATTTTACCTGTTTCATATTTTCTATCTTCTTGATATGTTTTTGTATCTAATGATTTTTCATTTAATTTTAAACTTCGCTCTTTCTGTTCATAATTAATTTGTCCTAAATCATATTGTTGTTGTATTTTCTTGGTCTGAATTTCATAATGTTTTAGTGCTTGTTCACGTTTATCTGCATCTGATTGAGTTTTTCTCTTAAGATCTTCTTTCTTTAAAATTTGGATTTCATCAAACTCTTCAGATTTTTTTAAATCTGATTGAGTTTTTTTACTAAACTCCCTTTCTCTTAAATCATGTGTAGTATCAAATTCTTTAGATTTTTCTAAAAACGTGTTTTCAGCTAATTTTAAACCTCGCTCTTTTTGGTCTACGTTAATTTTTCCTAAATCATATTGTTGTTCTATTTTTTTTGTTGTATTTTCATAATTTTTATATGCGATATAATTTTTATATGCATCTGATTGAGTTTTTTCATTAAATTCTCTTTCTTTTAAATCATGTGTAATATCAAATTGTTTGTATTTCATTAAATCAGAGTATTCTGTCTGTTCTCTTTTAGCAGATCTATCTTCTATTTTACTAATAGTATCTAAACTTTTTAATCCATATTCTTTTGATAATCTTTGTTCTGTCTTATCGTCCTTAAGCTTATCTTGATACTGTTTAAGAATAAATTGTCCTGTTTTTTGGTCTGCTTTATTAGGTGATCTTAATTGACTATTTAAATCACTTATATGAATAGGCGGCATTCCTGGTAAATGAATAAATTCATTTTTTGGGATTCTACCTTTTCTAGTATTATATGTATCTTCATTTTTACTTTTGTCTAATACATTTTGAACTATTGATTTATTTTCTTTAATATAATCAATAGGTGAAAGTTGTTGTCGCTGTTTAGCTTGCAAAATTCGATTAGCTGTTGGATTTATAAGACCAGACAAAAAACTTTTTTGTGGCAATAATGGTTGTTGCTGTTGTTCCTGCTGTTCTGGAATAATGCCATATTCTTGCGATACAGGCCTTGGATTTTTTCTTATATCTTTTAACGCTTCTGCTAACGCACTAGTTGCATGCATAAATCCAGCCCCAGGATCTGTTTGATATTGGATTACCATATTAACCCCCAAACATTTTTGCTATTGATCCACTACCACTTAAATATCCAGCACCTAGATTGCCTAATCCTCCAATTAAACTCTGCAATAGACCTTGTTGTTGATGCATTATTGGATCAAATGTTTTCTGGCCAGCTAGTCCACTTAAGAGTTGTAGTATGTTTGTTTGTTGACCACGTTGTTGATTAAACTGATTCATGTATTGACTGCCAAGTCCTGTAGCTGTATCTGTTGCTGCTTGTGATAATGCTTGGTTCATTGCAGAAGATCCAGATTCATCTAGCCCCATGAACTGTTCTTTAATTCCAGGAATTATTTGTCTCTGCAACGCTTGTTGTGCTGGATCTACGAATGACTTTTGAAACATATTACCATAGCTTTCTTGATCCATTGGTTGTAATATGTTTTGAAATGCTTGTCCAGATAGTTGTGGAGTTGATCCACCTAATGCACTACCTAAAAATCCTTGTTGATCTTGAGTAAGCAGATCTACATTGCCTTCGTGGGTCATTCCCCCGAGCATAGTTTTTCCCATTTTATCCTCACTTTTTTTGTGTTAATTCATCCTTCATCTTTTTAATCTCTTTAATAAAGAATTTAATTAGTTGTATCATCGATCGATACAGGCCTTTTAATAGGGATTTTAGAACTGTTATCATCTTTAGTTTGTTGTTGCATTCCATCTTTGTCCTCCTTTTTTGAATCATATTTCATTAATACACTTTTTGCCCGTTTAAATCCATAACGTTCAGAATGTTTAGGATAGTCAGTTACCCAATATATTTTATTTAAATCACCCTTCTTTCTAATGTCCTTTATATGTTCAACTAATTTCTTTACAGCCCCCCCGTTATACCAATATTTTTTATCTACTGAAAATGTCTGTATCAAAATATCTTTTGTCAACGGGTCTATACTAAACCAAAGCATCCCCTTAACGATATTATCATTATCAACCAAAACATATAGATGTGAGAATGGATTTAGTTTAAGATTCTCTTGTGGTCCTATTGTGCAATTAACTCTATGATATTTAAAAAAATCGTCAACGCTGTAATCCTTGTCTCTAATCTGTTCTACTAAATATTTTGGTATATGGTCCGGTGTTAAAATTCGAATCCACTTTAATTCTTCTATTTTACTCATCCGCTACTCCTATAAATCGCAAATGTCCAGAAATATTACCGGCAGCCGAGACAGCCAAGTTCGCAGATGCAAAGCTAGAGCCAATCTTCCAAATTTCGCCCCTATAAGTCCCAGGAATCGCATTTGTTGTAAAGTAAGAGAATCCTATTCCGAAGAACATATTAGACGATTGTAGAGGCCCTACAAAAGGCATTCCATCACTAACGGCAACTTTATATGGTAATTCTAAATATAAATTGCCAGCTGCAGTTGTCGCACTCCAAATAATGTCAAAAAATAGATCTGTATACAATCCTTGTCTAATTGACCATCCAACTTGTTGTGTATATGTAAATGTTCCTGGAGTTATTCCGTTTAAAGTTGGAATCCACTTTGATTGATCAACTTCATAATAATTTCGTATAGATCCATCGACCTTACTAATAAGATCTTCTTGTTTTTTCCTTAACTCTTCAATTGATTCTGATAATGCATTCGTCTCATTATTTTCCATTAATTAATATTCCTATCTCCGCCCACTTGTTTAAATGTTGGTTTTAATGCATGTATTTTAAAAAATGTACTATTGGAATCAGATGAGAATTTAATTCTATGTTGATTACCAATGCCACCACCATATGCTCTTTTCCATACTTTTGATCTATGGAATTTATTTAAATAGATACCGCCAGATCCAGTATACGTTGTAAATGCCGTACCATCTATTCCATCTAACGTAACATTGTTTTCATCTACAACAGTTGCAGTATAAGAAGACTCCGATTCTCCACTGTTAATCTGAAACATCCCATTAACTTTATAAATATATATAGAGTCTCCTGTTGTTAATCCATGGCCAGGGGCATTAACACTAACTGGATTTGTCTTTGATGTATTTACAACATCAGTTACAAAATTTAAATCTGGTAAGAAATCAATATATTGAGATGTGTAAGGTGATGTAGAAGTATCTTTATAAAATTCAATTTTAGCCGTATTAGAAATATGCGTATCTGTATAAATATCTATATAATTAAATTGACATTCAGATCCACTCTCTTTAAATGGATTCCACGCTGCTGTTATGAATTTTGATAATATAGGTAATTTGTTGTCAGTATCACCAACCTCCATAACATGTACATTTCCATATATATCACCACCAAGAAGAAGTTCTTCGTTGTTCTGCCAAAAATAAGAAAATAAATCCTCATCACCAAAATCATCTAATGCATAATCTAAATTATTAGCTACTGTAAAGTCATTTAATGCATAATCTCTTGTTGAATTGCCATACCCAATACAATTTATATCTATATTAAAAGTAGTATATGATTTAGATCCATCATCTAATATAAGAGCAGAATCTATTTCATTACTAGTAGTAGATGCGTTGTTGTAAAGACTCCACATCCTTTCATTAACATAACTTCTTTCACAAAAAATTCTTTTTGCTTCTTGTGTGTTTATATAATTAGAAGAGAACTCCATTATTTTATTGTCTATTCTTTGAGTCTCATTACCATTAGTAGCTGTAATTCCACGATCCCCAATAGCAATTATATAAGAGTCATAAGCTGCTGTAGACATTTTTCCATAACAGGCTCTAAATGAATTGAGTCTTTTCCATATAAATGGTCTTCCTGGATCTACTGTTGGATTTAATGTCCAAATTGAATTTGTGAAAAACACTATTAATTGATTTTGTAATAGTCTTGCTGATATGATTTGATCACCAGTAGCGGCGTCCGTATACCCACCACCGCCTGCAACAACATCATCCCAATTTCCTGGATTTTGCTTTGCACACCATCTGGCTCGTTGTGGATGATTGGATGTTGTTACTGTATTATACTCATACGTATTTAATACAATTAATCTTTGTCCAATTGAAAATATTAATTTACCACCAACCAATGTTCTGGTTGGAGGTCCTGTACCTATAGTTGGAAAAAATGATGTCGTATTTGCTAAAGAGACTGACTCATCGTAATACCTAATTCCATCTGATGTTGGTGCTGCCGCTGGAGTACCCGCAATACCATTTGTAAAGTAGAGTCTGTTAGTGCCATTCTGAGCCTGCCAATTAGTAGACCATATAAAATCATACTGTGCTGATGTAAAAATATTAGCCACATCTAATTGAACAAATAAATGCGTTCCTGTATCGAGTCTATATGCACGCCTAGCATTAAACGCTAGCGTTGTCATGGTTCCATCAGATTGTACGTAACGATAAATGCCCATAACCCTATCTGTCGTAGTAGAACAAATAGCCATTGTACCAGCGCCTGTATATGCTACCAGGGCAGTAGTATCTAAATTTATTGTAAATTCAGTGGCACTAGACACAGTAACAGTAAATATTTTATTGTTAATAGATGTCATGCCAGTGCAACTAGCAATGTATACCATATCGCCTGTAGATGCACCATGAGGGGCCGCTGTAGTTACTTTACCCGGATTCGCTAATGTTATTGCTGATATATTAACCGTAGATCCAATTGGTGCTAATGCCGCTAGTGAATAATAACCTTCGCGTTTATACAGCTTTCCATTATGAATATATATATTATCTATATCTGAGAATGAGTCCGGCGGAGCAATCCACGGATCATTATCTATATCCAGCCCAGTCTTAAACGGAGCTATCATCATGCTTTCTGACATATTATTTTCCTATTGCCATATAATAATTTGATACTGGGCCACCTAAAGCGCTAAATCCATTTATAGTTACTGATCCAGTAGAAACGCTTGCGTCAATAGACCCAGCTGTTCCAGTAATTGCTGTCATACTTATTGAATATACTGCTGTAGAAAATGCAGATTCAAATACTACAGGTATTGCTGTAGTTGCATCCACAGTTACAACAGTTCCCCAATTTATTTTAATTCCATTTGGTAATAATACATGCCCGCTAGCAGCCTCTGTTTGTGATCCACCTGTTAATTGTTTTATAGTAGAACTAGGATCAATTGCATATAATTGTGGACTTCCGGCTCCATCTTGCTTTGAATAAAGAATTACGGTATCAGCAATTGCTGTTGGATCATTTGGTAGTGCACCTGCTGTCCTGTCAGCAAAATTTAAAGCTTGTGGCTTAAATGTACTATCTGCAATTTCAATTGCAGCGAAATTAGGTCTAATAACAGTACCTAAATTCCTAAGTTTTGTTGTATTTTGAGGTTCACTTACGTCCCACGCCATATCATACTCCTTTTAAAATGATGGCTGCGATCTGACATTCATCAAATCTTGTGCAGTTCTTGTTAATATATGTGAAATTTGTTCTTTGTGAAGAACCATTGAGTCTGAATATGACTGCATTTCACCGTAATCTGCAAAAAGCTCTTTTGCCGTACCAAATGCTATACACGGACCCCATTCGTTCAATTCTGGTGTGTCTGTAGCATTTGTTAATGCAGTTACAATTTTATACGCCTTCATTTTTATTTTGTATGGCTGGTCTGGCGCTGGAAACAGTTGGAATTGATTATTGTAATACAGCATAGCCTGTGGACGACCTGGATTAAATATAACATAATTTAAATGTATTAATTGGCCATTTGTAGGTGCTGTATTAAACGTTACAGATATCGCCCCTGTACTATAATTAATTGTAGCTGATCCTGCTAAACTTCCTGTTATAGAAACATTAGATGTAGTCCAATCATCATTAGTATCCTCAAATAATTCAACCTCATCAGATATTGTTAATTTACCTGGGAAGATAGGATATCCAGTTATAGTAGTTGTAAAGGTTAACGTACTACCATCTCCTGTCCATGGATTTAAAAATGTATATTGCAATGGATTCTGCTCGAAAAAATCATTAGGATTTTGATACCATAACATACTTAAATTATTTGCCGTAACAGGTGGCTCATAGTTAGTATATGTAGACGACGGTATGTCGTAATATGCCTGTTTTGTAGTTGTCATGAACTCGTAATACGTATGCTTAGTTTCTAACTTAACTTCCGATGGGAAGGTAAATTGATAGTATTTATTAATTCTATCGTCTAGTTCTGTATTGCTTATGTCATTAGAACTAAAACGACCTGTTATTTGCCTTACTTTCTGACGTATATCAGATAAATTCCAAGATGTCATCTATCCTCCAAATTTTTGTCTCATTGAAAATCTAGGATCACTACCAACAAGTTTCTTTACCATTCTTCCAGTCCCATCCGGTGTCCAGTCCCATATAGGTGTTGATCTAGACTCAATATGACGAGCTAGAAACCTAGGGAATCTATATTTTCCACCATGAAACAAAATAAAAGTATGGTGATTGTTTGTGTCTCCATATGGAAAGGTGATAGAAACATTAGGTTCTTTAAGATTAAAAAATTCATATTCACATATCTCTCTTAGATACTTTTCCTCTGACTCGTTTTTAGGCTGCTCTCCGATTATCGGAAGTTTTTTTAAAGAAGCCTCGGTTTTATTTGCTTGATTTGCTAAACTCACATTTTCTCCTTGTGAAATGAAGGGGCGAATGCCCCTCCATACTTTGATTAATTTACTACATTTTCACCTGTAGCAACGGCAACCATTACGTCACTATTAGAGCCTACAACACTAGTTCCTAGTGTAATACCTTCAATAGCTAAGTTTTGTGTTTGAATAGGCACACCATTAGTGTCGCTTACTCTTACAACTCTTCCGCCAGATACATAAACACTGTAACCAGTTACTGATGTGTCTGTGGCTGTTGTGATTGTTGTTGCTGTTACAGATGCTACAGTAAACGTATTGTTTAAACTGTTAGTACCTGTAGCATTATCAGCTAGATCAACTACTTTAATAGTGTCACCTGCTGCGAATCCAAAAGTTGCTGTATCGTTTACAGTCAAAACTCCTGGAGAAGCATTAGTGAAGCCGCTTATTGTAGCGCCTATTGCTGTGCTTTGGCTTAATGGAGTAAATCCATTACTTGTTCCTACGGTTCCTGCTGCTACTGTAACGAAATATGCATCTGTCATAGATGAATTCCAGTAGAATTGCCCACCGCTTGTTATATTGGTTACTGTAATTTCACTTACTGTAAATCCAATGCTTTTGTTTGTTGCTGCTGTTCCTGAAGCGGGATTGCTCCAAGACCAAGTTTTCTGTTGCATGTTTGTTAAGTCTCCTTTAAATGATTTAATTTATTTGGGTACTACTAAGAATGAGTGCTCGAAAGATTCAACATAAATGAATCATTTAGTATTCTTGAGACAAACGGATGCGACCACAATTGCTGTTACTTTCGGCTGCACGCCTACTGACCATCTCTGGCGGGGAAGTCTCTTCGGGCCTCCCTCCGTGATTTTATTTATTGTCACGGTTCAGACTTTCGCTTACTCTTTCGAGTCTCTTTCGTTAAGTCGTTCAACGCGATTAATTAATATATATCAACTAATCTTCGCCCCTGTCTTCCTTCAGCTATGCTGCAAGGAGGTCCAAGTCAATTAGAAAGAGTTTATTGTGAGCTGACATTTCACCCACACTTCCACGCTGATGCAATGGATCTGCACTTCCACCAGAACCAAGCGGCTCTACATAGAAGTTACCTGTCTCTGACTTAAGGTGTACTACTGCGTACGCCTCTTTGCCAACGATAAAGTTATTATATACTGCTGGAGTTGCGGCTGATACACTACCTTCTGATGTGTATAACCATCTTACATTCATTCTGTTACTTTTGTGACCATATTACTATGGCGGGGAAACCTCTTCGGATCTCCCTCTCCTCCTTTACAGAAGAGTTCAGACTTTCGCATCCTCTTTCGAGGTCTTCTTGTTAAGTCGTTCACGGTGACTCTCGTCTTCCGCCCTGTCACCATATTACGCAGCTTCTTGCATAACGTAGGCTTCCAAGTCAATTAAAGAAGATTTTACACGGGCAATTAAAATAATTTCTTGAAACTTACCCGTGGAACCCCATTCGGCGTCCAAAACTGTCTGTGAAGACGCGTATGAACTAGATGCTATAAAGTTAGCACATCCCTCAAGGTCATCTAATAGATTTGTATCTAAATATGCCCAGAAAGCTGGTCTAATTGGAGCAGTTCCAATTTTGTTTGCTCCGGTGATCATGTCAGAAATCATTTCAGCATTGTTATTAAGCAGTGTTTTTACGGCTGCATCAATATCTGCCTTTGTTAATTCTGTTGGTGTACCACCATTGGTTCCATTACTACACTGTAAAACAGATGAAGTTGATGCCAAAACATCACGAGTAACTTCGTCCATTGTTTGTGCTAAATTTTGTGCTAATAACCTGCTGGATTCGTTAAGTACTTGATCCTCAACAGTTAACTGCACTTGATTTGTGATTGTCACGTAATTTCCGTACCACGATACACGTGCTTTTATATCAGTTGCACTTAATGGTGCTCCTGGTGGAGTAATACCGTCATTTAATGGAACTGGTACTGTAGAAAGTCTTGAATACCTTCTAAATACAATTGTGTCGCCATTTTTTTCTGGAAGAATTCTTTTTTGTGCGAATCGTCCATATATAAGAGTAGGGTATGCGGTCATTAATAATAACCTGTCATAATCAATCTGTTACTTTCGGCCTACACCTACTGACCATATTGCTATGGCGGGGGTGGTTCTTCGACCTCCCCTCTGCGATTTTATTTATTGTCGCAGTTCAGACTTTCGTATACCCACTAGGGTCCTCTTCGCTAAGTCGTTTACGGTGACTCTCGTCTTCCGCCATGTCATCCTCCTGTTATGCAGCGAGGACCTCCATGTCAATCAGAAGAGGTTTAACGTGCGCATTTACTACTCACGAACCGCTGGTGAAAGCACCGCAGTTGTTGTCATTGTCATATTTTAATGTCTCCTTAATTTCTCAGAGTAATCCGAGATTTTTACTAACGAGATTCATAAAATCGCCATCAGACATATCTTTATACCTTTTAGCTTGTGAAATAGGCGACGCAGATCCTGTACTGCCTAATGAACCCGCTCTCTGCGAATTCTCAATTATGCGTTGTGCGTCAGTAGACTTCTTCGCCTTCTTATTCTCACTTCTGTATTTCTCAGAATTCTTTGCTAAGTGGTATGCCAATTCATAATCTTGTGTTGATTGTAGTGAATTTCGTAACGCTGGGTTTTGATTTATAACCTCAGGCAAATAAGTATAAATAATATTCTGATAATCAGGATACTTCTGTGTCATTTTTAACTCATCAATAGACATCGAGTATTGCTTGTTAAGTTTGCCAATAAATTTTTTGGCCTCCCCAACAGTCAAAACGTCTCCGTCTTCTAAGTCATCAAACTCGTCTTTTTGGGCCTGCGCCTGCGTTTGTGCTTGAGATGTTTGCATAAGCGTTAAATGATCCTTAATTACCTTTAGTTCGTCCTGTGCTTGCTGTCTTTGCGCCCTTTCAGATTGCAATGCTGTTAACGGTACCTGCTGTTCTTCATGGCCAGTAGATTCATTAACTTGCTCTGTTTGTGCTGTACTCTGATCAACTGCATTTGGAGCGGCGACCCCCTCAGGTATTTCGCCCGTATTTTGTGGATTTTCGTCCATATTGTCCTTTACGCCCGTAAGTCGGCGGCACTATTTTGTTATATAAGCATTGGGGATGGAAGTTGTCTCTACGATAACTTCTTCTTTTCTACGTCCAGAAGATGGCAACAACTCGAAATCAAACGGAACTTGTGGCATGTTTACTTCCCACTTAATTGTCCCATCCTTGTTACAAACTTCCCCTACTACCATTCCAACTTTAGATTCTGGTTTTTTCTTATAGGGTTTTATATATTTCATTAACGTATGCATACCGTCTACATTAACCTTTGCAGGTTTTGCGAATAAAACTATCCAATACGGCTCTTTTAAATGCTTATTAGCGTTAACAATTTCTTCAATTTGTTTGTTATCATCTTCTATAATTGCGTCTCTGGTTTCCCCAGCTAGTTGTGTCATATTTTACCTATATACTATTTGGTAATGCTTGTTTTGGATAGCCCTTGCTACCTTGTGAATACTTTTTAATTTTCCCAGCTTCGTACTTTTGAGCATTTGTATTAATGCTCCTAACTGGACTGGCTTGGGTATTGTCTTTAAGATTAAAGCCCGCGCCATAATTCATATCTTTTTTCATAATTTCCTCTTATTGTTGCTGACCTTGAATAGGTGCAGCAGGTTGTGGTTGAACCTCTTGTTCAATATCCTGGGCCTGTGCACTTACTTTAGCGCCAACAGCCTCCCTGTCTACTATCTCTTGTTGTTCAAGCATATTTACAAAATTTAATACCTGCATTATCCTGTCGTCTTTCATCTTCGATATTTCTGTAATTGTCTTAGCCCTATCTAGTGCTGCCTGTGCTCTATTTTGTTCAGATTCTGATATCCTTTCTGTTGCCAATGCTAGATCGCTCTGGGTCCTTCCCTTGCGCTCTTGTGCTAATGCTAGTTTTTCTATAGAAGTTGCTTTAGCAAGGTTCATTTGGGCCTCTAGCTGCATTTGTTGTGCTTGTTGTGCTTGTTGTGCTTGTTGTGCCTGTTGTTGCTCGTTCTGCTCTATTTGTTTATTAAATTCTGATTTACCTTGTAATGGTGCTGCCTTAGCAAGCATGCTAGGTGTTACTACACTGCTCTGAGGGCCACCTGTTGCGTGGTATAGGTCCATTAATTGTGAGAAATAAATCTGTCTTTGTGAATCTGTTAATACACCTTCTTCTATGCTAATATCGTACTTTAAGAAGTCTTTTGAATAAAATTGCTGTGTTGGTTCTTGATTTAGTATTCTTTTGACCTTTTCAGGAGTCCAGTTCTGTACCAATTTAAGGACTTTTTTAGATACTTGTTTCTGTGCAAACCTAAGGTTGTCGAACATGTCTTGTAGATTAACAATAGACGCAGATTGCCTAAGCATCATCATTAGTCCAGATTCTTGCGCATTCTCCGTCACTCCAAATGCTGCATCATTAACACCTGCGATATTCATAATATCTTGATCAAATTGCTTTTGTAATTCAAACATACTAGGCGGTATCTGTGCTGGTGGTATCTTCTCAATATCAGTAGGATCTGCAGAATCCTCTTTCCAAATAACCTTTCCTTGTCCAGACTGGAACAATGATCTTGGATTCACTACTGCCGACTTCTTAGCTATCCAACCACTATTAACTTGACTATCAAGTAAATCAATCATTTGAGAACGTCGTTTGTTAGCCTCCTTCTGTGGATCTAACATAACCCTTACTAGCGATTGCATCTTTAATTGCCATGTCTCTGCTTCTGGCTCAAATGTAGATATTAATGGTGTAAATGGATACTCGTTCAACCCATATTGATTACGCTCTGTTCTCATTACCTCATCGTTAACAATTATATGACAGTCTATGAACTTCTTTTGTCTTTTAACTACTGTTAGTTGTGGATATTGTTGTAAATAAAACTTTAACCCATCTACATTTCCGGTCCACTCCATAAATTCACCAGTCTCGTTGTCGACTATCATGTCTACGCCTTCCCAGCCCTGCTTATAGAATTCATTGTAAGCCATGAAGTCTTGTCCATTTGGCTGCCTCTGAAATGGCAGTTGAGTAAACTTATCATCTCTTGAATGGCCATATGATGCTAATTGATCTATATCCTTCTTTTGGCCCGGTAACATCGATATAACCTGATCTCTAGTTAAATACTTTCTCTTTATTACATATGAACAGTCTGAAAAGTCTAATTGTGTGAAGAATGGATCTACAATAAATCCGTTATACGGTGTACGACCAAAATTTATGTCACCATTAATTGGATCGTCTCGATAGTCAACCCAGATATCTAAAAGATTAAATCCTGTCTTAAGAGCTCCACCAAATGAATCAGATATTTGTCTATATCCCTCACCTTTATTTAGTGAGTACAGCAATAGTTGTGATAATTGATCAGCAGTCTCTTGGTCTGAGTTTTCCATTGGAATAACTACAGAAGATAGCCTGTTCTTTCGTTGATAACCTGTGATTAGATTAATATTGCGTCTTATATAGTTGAATTCTAGAGCATTCCTCCCCTCATCGAAGAGTTTTTGACGTTCCTTCTCATTCCAACTATCGCCTAGATATGCTCGAAGGTCTCTTTCTGCTAGTGGATAAAACACATTAGTTGAGAGCCAACTTTCTTCATAATATTCGTTATAATCTTGTAAAATGTTTTCTTTAGTAGCCACATGAATCCTTATTGATAAAGGTGATATTGACAAAAATGTCAGATACTGCAAAGATTATGCAAATCTTTGGTATATAATTATAGAAAGGGGGACGCTGACACTAGCAGGCAGCTACTATTCCACATAGACAGGAGATAGACTCCCCCCGTGTTTATTTGTTTTTGTTTACCATTTTAATAGCATGAACTTAAGTTCATATGTATTTGTTTTTGGAATACTAATGGATGGGATTATGTATGAATCGTCCTGTGTTATCTCTAGTTCGTTACCACGCTTCTCTTCTTCGTTAATTTCAGGTTCGGTAGCCTCATCAGCATTAGTATTTGATAATTCTTCGACTTTCTTCTTAAGTTCAACGCACTCAGCGGTACGTTCCATAAGAAGTTCTTCTATTTTTTGTTCTTGTTCTGTATTTTGTCTATTAGCATGGCACTTTAATGCTACCTCGCAGCTAATAAACATAAAAATTATTGTAATGAATAATATCGTCTTCATTCTTTTAAAATATGTCTTAATTATTTATTGTCAAGTGTTTTTTTTGTTTTATCTTTACTTGGCCTTCTAATACCATTATTGATTATGACAAAATTCTCCCTGTCTTCTGGTGAAATATCTACATTTTTAAACAACACATCGACCCTATCACCTAAAGAAAACATATAATCTCGCATGCTTTCAGCCACCTCTTCTTCTTTTTCCATTATCCAAGCTAGTTTATCTATCCTTGAATTAAATTTCTCAAAGGACTCCGCTTGTTTTAATTTAATAATCAAAGCAAAAAAAATCATTCCAATTATAACACCAATAGATGCCGCTAATGAAACGCACAATACCATAATATCCATACTAATCTTCCTCTTTTACTTTATCACTACTTTGATTCTTTTTACTATCATTATAGGTTAGATCCTTAAGAAATTCGGACAATCCTCTGATATCGTTTTCTAATGAAGAAAGCCTATTGCTTAAGTCTTCAATAGCGTCTTTGTTGATTTTTACATCCATCATTAATTGAAATACGGTTAAGCCAGATTCAACTTCTTTGATCTTACTTTGTTTATTAATAAACCCATAAGACCAAGTGCCAATCGCAGTCCCAATAATAGAACCTATCGTAACACATAATAACGTAATATACATATTAAACCTCATTCATTTCGTTTTATACTTAATTATTATTCTTTAGAATCGAGTCCTTTGTTTAATTTTGATACTAAATCTCGTAACCCCTTAATCGAGTCCCTATTTAATTTCACATCCGCCTCTAAGTTTATAATTTTTATAGCAAACTTACCGTTTATTGTGTTCCTAGCTCTAAAAATAAAATTATAAATAGACTCCCCAATTAAAAACCCAACAACGCAAGTTATTAAATTACATAAAAACGTATAAATCATACTAATCTTCCTCTTTTACTTTATAACTACTTTGATTCTTTTGAACCAGGAGTAAGATCTATGTCTAGTCCCGTCGTCTCTTCTATTATACTCTCAACAATCTCCTCAAAAACATTGTCTGGATTGTCTTTCTGTAATTTAACCATCTTATCACAACTAGGCAATAATGCCAATAATAACATAGGAACTAATTTTAACATATATACCCCACAACTATATCTAAAATGAATATAATCATAATAAATCGTAGCATTAATTTTTCTTCTCTTTGATTTGTTAATATTTTCTTTATATTGGAATCTTGCGGTGCGTTTCGATATTTTAAAATGGTATGTTGAAGCGATTTTCTGAATATATAAAAATCAGCCGCGTATAATATCGACACCAATATTGTGATTAATAACAATACTCTAATGTCTATCATTTACTCCAAAATCCCCGCAAAACACACCTTAGTCTATCTACTATACCGGTCCTTACTGGTTCACTGGGTGCTGAATTTAATTCTTTTGATTTGGTATTTTTATTAACACGGCTACAAACTTCTTTACGAATTGTGCCTTTTATACAATCTTTCGTCATATCGTCTCCTTTTAGCTATCTCTCTTTCTAATACGTTGGCCCTATAATAGCCATAAACAAGTAGAATAATATTACATATACTGTTCTTACTATAAAATAATACATAACAGCTTTGCCTATATGAAGCAAGATATGCTTTAAATTAATTCTTGACATACTGATCTCCTTTTAAATCGGTAATCAGTACTTATACATCCTCTCTAAATTATCTGCATCTCTTTCTGTAAATGACATGGTAAGATTCTTCTTGAAAAACTCTGTAAATAGGGCGTACCTGATTGAATCTAAGCAATTTAGACTTAGTAGCTTATGTGCATAATATCCATGGAAATCTTTAACGTGTAGATTGTAAACGTCGCCTTCTCCAAGAGTTTTTACATCCACACGACCCTGAACAACATGTTTGTCTAGAGAACCTGTTCGTGTTGAATTCATCACCACAATATTCGCATGTTCTAAACTCATGATCAAGTTTATTTTCTCGTCTGCATTTACTTTTACAATTATTTCCACAAAATTTAGTATGTTTTGTTTTTCCATCAAACTTTGTTTTACATTGAAGGCAGATTCTTTTATAGACAATTCCCCTTGCGTATGGCAATGATCTTTTGCTATGTTTAATGTGCCATTCCCTCCCTTCTTTAGATGCATGCCATTTTTTGGTAAGTGGTCTAATTTTGTGGAAGTGCTGCCTTTTCTTTTCTCTCTGCTCGTCAGTAAGTAATTCCTGATGCCTCTTAAAATGCTCTTTGGCAGACAATGCCTCGAGGTTGCTAATATCATTGTTTGTGGGATCGTTGTCGATGTGATGTATATGATATTTTTCTGGTATTTCTCCGTTATAGAACTTCCACACATCTCTATGGAGATATCCATATCCATTATACTTGTCTGCGACATGCGCTGTAAAATACTTTCCAGTTCTAACATCTTTGGAGCGTGTATTTCTTCTATATTTGATTCCGTTAAAAACAATTGTTTCGATTGGCATACTTTTTCCGATGTATCAATTAAAAATATATCTGATTTTAACAAACCTTTGGCTTCTATCCAACCTCTATTTGCAGTATAAAACTTATGATTCTTAGTGCATTGTATTTTTCTACCTAGTATATCGTATTCATATATATCGTCCTTATGTATAAAAACCTCTAATACCTCTTTATACCCAACTGGTGTTAAAACTAAGTCACCCTTCTTTATTTCCTCAATTGGCCTTTGCCCGCCTTTCGTTGATATTGGCGTCCCAGCAGCAAAGCAGTGGTCGTTCTTCTTAACAGGTTTGTCGTCACCCTTATCTGCAGCTTTTGGATCCCATACATAGTTGCTGTATTCTTTGATTGCATTTGTGCAGCAAGAGCATATTTTAAATGTACCATTTGTAAGTAGCATAGCATGATATCTAATCCCAGCCAGAACATCGTTGTCCCCGTCTATAATGTTATATATTCCATTTCTATATAGTTCTTGTTTAAACGATGCCGCCGATGGATCTATGTAAATATTCTTAACATAAAATCCAGATATAAATTCTATTAAATCTTGTGCATATTCATAGTCAGACTTATGCTTCATCTCTTTTTGAGAATCAAAGTAGTATTCCTTCTCTAGCCACATACGTGGATACCCACCATAACAATAGCCAATTAAAGAAAATGCCGTCGGATTAGTTGTACCGTAGTCTATTCCCACAATATAATAATCAGCAACGGACCTGTGCATAGGTATAGTATGGATATTATGGTCAAAAAAATCAAAAACTGCCCCCTCTGCTTGGACCCATAGGCCCTCTATATATCTCTTATGCCACAATCCCTGATATTCTGCAGATAAATCATCTATGTATTTCTTAGATAGTGATGGATTGTCGTATATTGAGTATGAAAATACTTTTAAATCTAACTCGCTCTCTCTGTCTATAAAATCTGTTTTAAACCAGTGGAATGGTGAATCTGGATTAGTGCTACAAAACATCTTAGCACCATCAATGGAAAGCCTAGACAATAACATTTTAAAGAAATTCTCTGGCATAAGTGAAACTTCGTCAATTAAAGCACCGGCAAATTCCGAGCCACGAATTTTACTTTCAGCTCTGTCATCGTTCGCCCCAATTACAAACATAGTGCGATTGTACATGTGTACCTCGCCCTTACCAATGCTATACGTAACAGCGGAACCCACTAGCTCTTGAAGTGGTGTTATGATATTTCTTTTAATTGTTTTGTCTGTTCGACCGCAAATTATGAGAGATCCAGGTGGACCATTTCTGCAGAATTCTATCCATCTTATGAGTGCTATAAATGATTTACCGGCCCTTACTGGACCTTCGAATATATTTATACGAGCATCGGAGTCTTGAAATGATTCAATTTGTTTTTCGCTTAATTCAGTAAGTGCCAATTGTCTTCTTAATCTTTAATTTTATATACTTTAAATAAATATCTTATCGTATTGTTAAACGACATGTGCATTAAGTTCATTATAAATGCTATCTCATCACCAGAGGACATACAGTTGTAGCAATGGTATGTGTGGCGCTTATTATCAAAAATAAAAGCCTCATCGCATCCACAAAATGGACATTTGTACACATCGTACTTAGCAGGGTTTTTTAATTTATGCGGAAGTTCTTTTATAATATCATTGAAGTTAACCCTGGACTTCAGCTCTTTATAATTGCTTTCGTTTAATTCTTTTTTATCTTTTGGTGGATCGCCGTTTAGAATATCTATACCAAACACTCCGCATATATATTTAACTGCCTTGCTAAGTGGCCAATTTTTATACTGCATAAGAAATGACGTTTCATCGCCGCATTCTCTGCAATTATAACAAAAAAACGTGTGTGAATTATCATCAAATGTAAGTGATTTAGCCGATTCACAGAATGGACACTCAAACTTTTGATATAGTTCTACGTGCTTTGCGAACACCCCAAAAGTCCTTAGTATCTTAGATAAATTCATCTTCTTTATCTCGTCATCATTAAACATAATGCTATTCTTTTTCTTTGTCTTTTTCAGCTTTCTTGCCTTCCTTTCCCTTGCCAATAGATTTTATATGGTCTAGAAATTCGGCTAGTTTGCCATTAAACTCAAGCCCACCTCTAGGGTCATCCCTTTGAGCAAGCCGTTGTTTACCGAGCCAAATTAACATAGGAATACTTCCCTTAAGAGCAACCTCAAACTGCTTTGAATGTATGAATGAGTCACCCTTGGCACGCTTAGATGCCTTGTACTCCTTAGTAGTAACTCCCTTGTCCCGAAGAATTCCGTTTATTAATGCCCTATCACTAATGCCAAGTGCTGATGCTACCTGATTTGCATTACATCCAGACACAAATAATCTGTCTATCAGTTCCCAGTCTAATTTATATGGTTTTGATGTCATTTAATTTTCTTCTTAATTGTAGCAGTTGGGAACGTGCCAAGAATGAACAGAAATTCCGTTTCTATTAAGTGGAGGTCTTCTTCGTTATCACAATTTACCGTAAGTGTATACTTTTTTGGCTTATCGGACTTCTCGGTCTCTTCATAAAGTTCATCAACAGTAAATCCAGCATTACAAAGCATATCAATATCCCACTGGTTGGCTAGCATATCAAAATCAAATTCGCCTTGCACTTTGTTTAGCACAATCGTCAGTTCGTTAGATTCGTCCTCAGACAATGGCCTAGACGGCACTACAACATCTACTTCGTCGTATCCTAATGAATGCAGTAACTTCAACCGCTGGTGGCCTCCAATTACTTTGTTTGTTTGCTGGATTACTATTGGTTGGCACATCCCAAATTTGGACAGAGATTTTTTAAGATCATCTGCCCGTTTATTAGATAAGCGTCGAGGATTCCGCTTATTTTCGATTAATTCTGATATCTTTCTAGTATCTTTATGCCATTCTATATCAGGAATTTTCTTCTTCACCTTCTACAACTTTTTGTTGTGGTGGAGATAAAATAGACTCCGCCTCTTCGTCACTCAAAGCTACTGAATTAATGTATCTAATTTGGCTCTCTGGTGACCAGAATACTGGCTTCTTCTCGTCCGATCCGATATACGGACTATTGCTTTTTAAAGCATCCATAAAAGGTTCTACTTCTTCCGAGTCTAGTATTATATCTGAGACTTTATCGTCTAAATATGTTATCTTTACTAATGATTTCATTATGATTGCCTTTGCTAATATCTTTGCATTTGTTTATTCTATACAGCCTCATCAGCTGATTTATTTCGATCGGTGTGTAATTCCAGGCATCGCATGCGACGTTTATGTAATTGTTATTTATTTGCGTTCTAGATTTAGTTCCCCCGTGAATGCATATTACAGCATCGTAGCTGCAGAATCCAAATCTCGGGAAGATTTCATATACTTGATCTGCGTTAGTCATCTGCAGGATATAGTTTTTATATACAAGCTCAGACTTATCACAGATATATGAAAAACCTATTCTAGCAAGCTCTTCTCTAGTACTATCTGAATTTCCTCGTACTATTGATATCTTTCCATTGAGTCTAGAGAATATCTTAGATAGATCACTAACTGATCCTACCCCAAAGTTTCCTAGGTGGTATACTAAGTCATCATACTTAACTACTGAGTTCCATTTGTGTATAAGGTCCTCATCCATCTCTTTTACAGAGTTATGTGGCCTTTCACAGTACTTTAAGATTTGCTCATAGTTGAAGTGTGTGTCACTAATAAAATATGTTAGTGGTGTTTTAGAAATAACTTTCTTCCAAGTTTAAAGGGTCGTCAAATGGCGTTGCATCCGTTGGAATGCTGCGCTCTGGTTTTGCATAATAGTTTTGTGTACCATTACACTTTTCTTGTGTAACAGTACATTTTTCTTGTGTACCATTACACTCTATGTATTTGTCTATCGCTTCTTTTGTTCCCTCGCAGAACCGCTTATACGTGTCTGGAGACCTAAAATGAATGTAATTTGAATACTTAGTAACGCCGTCTTTCTCGTACTTTTTAGACGGGACATTTATCCATCTACTTCCGTCCTTCGAGTTCAGCGTGATGCTATTTATCTCCATGTCCCATGTGTCTACATAAATCGAGGCTATGCCAAGACAACATCCCTTATTTATTGGAATATATTTTATACATTCTATCGTCATATCGCCTTCTTAAAAATATAAAATTATATATTTTATACCGTCTAAATCATATATACTGGTATTTCTACATTAATGTCAATATTATTTCCAGTTGTCTTCTTCAAACTCAATTAATTTATCTAATCTGTAATCGTAGTATGGCCTATTGAATGTCATAACCTCTTCTTGTGCATACATTTGCGCTAGCCTCTTAGTTCTACGCGCATCGCAAAATAATTTATAAATTTTTTTTGCAATCGTCTGATATGGATCCACAACCTGTTAGTTTTTTCTAGATTGTTCAATTAATTCGGCTACTTTAAAGAAAATCGTTCGCTCTTCTTTGGAATATCTTTCTAGCGATAACGCCTTCGTGGCGCATCTGTTTGGATCTAGTGATATTAAACTATATCGCGTTGATGCCTCGTATCTGCGCCCTACTTCACAGTCGCATTTAATGAACCCACGTGCGATCAGCTCTTTTATGCCTTTAGTGGTGTCTGTCTGAGCTAAGCTAATGCTGTCGAGTATGCTCTTATAGGTAATGCTATCTTTGGCCGGAGGGTTATATACGCTCCTTGCAAAAATCATAAGTATTACACACGCCCTGGGCGTTAACTTAGTTGCCCACTCGTCTATTACTATCTTCGGAATTTTATAACACTCCGAACTTGTGTCTATTTTTGTCATATTGTCTACTTTTTGTTTTTATTGATTCTAAACCATTAATATCTCTAATAACTCATCAACAATGGCAACCATTTCATCTGTTTTGCTTCCATCGGAATATACTAACATGCTTGTTCCAAGCAACCTATAAATCATATTAATCCATCTACTACGGCACTCGTGTAAATCACTTAACATCTTGTTTAATGTTGCCGAGTCTACACTATAGGATTCGTCGGAAATAATCGATGATACTATAGAAATCTCTTTAATAATTTTTGTTATATCCACGTTTTTGTAGTAACAATTATCGTCCGCGTGGTTATTCCTCACGAATACCGAAACCATATGGTGTGCAATCGTTCTGTTCTTCCCCCACCAAACCTTAAGTTTTTTCCACTGGTCTATGTTTATGACTAAATCATAATTATTTATTTCTTTCATATTGTCTCCTTTTTGTTTTCAGACTCCGCCACTGTTGCAATCGCCGCACTGGCTATCATGTCTATTATACTTATAAGCTGATCATTGCTCATTGTATGTTTATTTTCACTCCAAAATTTTCCTAGTACCGTCACCACACCTTGGCCTAAGTTAAACGGTTCATTATTTACTTCTGTCATGTCATACTCTCTTTAATTTATATATACATTCTCATATAAAATTGCCCCATTGTCGCCCGCATCTCGGCACTCCTTCATATGTTCAATTAGTGCGTTCCTTGTGTTTATGGCTGCCAATTTATGCTCCTTGTCGGTTGGGGGCCTACCACGTGAAAGATCAGCAAGCACTCTTAAGCAGTTATTAACGCCGCTATCTGGGCATTCTAGGTCGTTAATAATTTCCATATCATTAAACTCGTTTACAATCGGGAACTTAAAAATTCTATCGCATAAATACACGAATAGGTTGTATTCGGGTATTGATAGCCTCTTGTCAATATACGATGTTAATGTTAGGATCTTCCTATCTCCGAACACCTTATCATCAGCGGATAGCTTGTATCCACGTTTTTTGTCACTACTCTTGCTCATCTATACCATCCTCATATTTAACAAATATCTCTACCCTTGGGTTTTCGTCATATGCTTTTGTTAATAAAAGTTTATATATCTGACGATCATCGGTATATACTATCTCATTCATGCAGTTCATGTAAAGCATCGCAATGTTGTCTATGTCTGGTTTCTTTCTGTGTGGATATGTTCCGGCTTTGATCTCTCTCATGATCTTTTTCGTGAATCCCGATGGGATCTTCATAAAGAACTTCATCTCTACCTCTACCGGGCAGTCTATAGTTTCTGTAACTTGTTGTGCTATTTGAAGTTTAATCCAATTCTTTTTCTCTCGACAAGGGTCCCATACAAACCTTCGTCCAAGTCTCATTCTAGCCTGTGGGATTGGTTTTTCGTCTATTACTATTTGAGTAATTTTTTCCAGAGGTGTCTCCTTTTATCGTCACCAATAGTTTCTTTTTAACATCTGCCACGTTTTTATTGCAACACAAAATAATGCTTTGGATAAATGCCTGTGTTTCTCTATAAAGCACCTTTAGTTGCCATATATGAGCATTAAGCTAATTATATGATAAAAGACCTTAGTAGAAGAAGATGTGTCCTTCAGTGGCATTTAAACACCATTCTCGAGCGTTGTAGTTAGTTCGCAACTAAAAACTTTATATTTGTAATATTTGATAAATTAAAAATACAATTATATTTTAATACAAATTCCTCTGGGTTCAAGTTACTTTCAATTACAGTCTTAAGACATTTCATGGTTCTATGATCTAAAAGTTTTTTAAGCCTCCAGTTAGCTAGCCCAATGTCTTCTTTATCGTCAAAGCCTGTCAAAATTAAAGTATATGCTTTTTGTGATTGTTCATAACTTTTGTCATATCTCTTCTTTTCTAAGAATTCTTCATAGCTTTCTTTGTAGAATAGATTCTGGTCTTGTCCTGATTGATTTAGTTCTGAGTCTTCTATATCTTTAACGGTTTTTTTCCTGTTGTCGCCTGATATAATGGTTGTTGATCCATTTGAGCTGAGGTCTTGGAACGTTTTGTTTACGTCTTGCATACTTGTAGATGTGGTGTTATCTCTGATGCGTATTTTATTTTTTTTTGAAAGTTTTGAACACTTCTTACTAGTAGTATTAAAACTATATGTTTCTATATATGGTATAGGTGAGCCCTTTTTTGAAAGTCCATCGGCCGTTTTGGGCGACTCATATAAACCGGGGCTTGAGGGCAATGGTCCTATAAAAAGCTCCTCGTTTTTAAAGGCATACCATGTTGTTCTATCGTACGAAGTTTTATTATAATTTCCACGTATCAAAACCCCAGCGTTAACTAAATTATTTAATAAATTTCTAGTCTGTTTAAATGAAAGGTATGGAAATACTGAGTTTATTTCTTTAATTGTTTGATATGTCCATGTATGGCCTTCAAGATAATTTCTTTTTAATCTTTTATTAAATGTAATCCAATATTGGAAGTGATGAATTGCAATTGCTTCTTTCACCCCATATTCTATTGCATGCTGAACATTGAATGTATGATTTAATGATGACATTTCGTCTCCTTTAAGATTTTTTAAAGAAAACTACTACTTATCTTGACTTAAATTAGAAACCCTTTTAGACTTATCCCATATTTAGTGTGGGATAGTCCTCTTTTGGACTTCTTTTTTAAGTGAAAGTGAAAGTAGAAGTTCGCTTTAAGTGTTAAAGCCTCGATAGTAATGTCGGGGCTTTTTTTTGTCTATAAAAAATTGACAAATATAATTTAAATTATTATATGTAGAATTCATTATATTCCTATTTTTTTCTCAAGAATACATAGACATTAATTTAATTTCGAGATATACAAAAAGAGTTGCGTTAATGTGTACGGTATGATAGAATTACATTTTAAATAACACGAACAAGGAGACGATATGGAAAACTGGGATTATCCAGACTATTATGACTCAGACGAGTGGGTTCATAAAGACAACTTAAAAAAATATGACGACGCAAAGGAGTGGATTGAAGAAACTTTGCATCATGTATACAACACCGGTAATATAGATGAGTTAGAAATTGCATTAGACGAACTTACTGCAATATTTGACATTAAGATACCATCTACACTACCAAAACTAAAACGTAAACAAAGTGATTTATTTAATCTCGCATTAGATTTATCAAATAAACAATAGGAGAATAACGTGGAAGATAAAAATAAAGACTATTACAAGAAAGAATTAAATGAATGTATTAAAAGAGTAAAAGATGATGTTGAAAATATTATATCCGTAATTGAGGAGGTTCATTTAAAAGAGATTAAAAACAATAGAATATTTGATAATGATTATTTTAAAGAATTAACATTATGTTTAGTTAGAAAATTTAGAAACGTATTTGAAAAATAAATTCACACGGCAGCGGACGAGGCCACCGTGTAAGAAGACGATATTCCAATAAATGGAATCAATATGTAGGACGATATTAAAGATAAGTAAATTAAATGTAAAGGAGACAATATGAAAAATAATATGGATGCTAAATATATAATAGGAATTTGCAAAGAATTGCAGACAATAGGGGCCTATTCAAAATATACTTTTGAAGATAAGTGTCAAGTTGTAGAAATGGCATTAAAGACAGGAGTTCCCATTCATAGGGCTCTTTCTAAGGGGTTTTATAGAATAGGCGGGGGTTCTCTTGAGGCTTATGCGTGGTTTTTGACTGCTGCTATAAGAGGATCTGGTCATCATTTTAAAATAATTGAGAGCGATGCTGAAAAATGCATTATAGAAGGTGAGCGTGGGGATACTGGTAGGGTTGAGACAGTTGAGTGGTCTAAAGATAAAGATGGAATTAATCGAAAATACGAAAATGTATGGAAAAGTTCGCCAAGGGACATGTGTTTTGCTAGGGCAATTTCTAAACTTGGTAGAGTGCTTTTTAGCGATGCTACAGTCGGGTGTTATTCTGTTGATGAAATACCGGACGATTTAAAAGAGGTTGAGATTACTATTAATAATAATTCAATCTCGGATGAAGAGGTTAACAACATTAAAGAAAAACTAAATCAAATTGATAGTTATAAATCAAAAGTGTTAGAACATATGGGAAAATTAGGAATACATGATTTTAACAGTTTGCCTAGGGAAATGTATGAAAAAATATCGAACAAAGCAGACCAAGAAATTGAAAAATTAGAAACTATTAAACAAGAGGCAATTTAATGGAAGATAAAGAGTATATTCAAGGGTCGGATGAATGGCTAAAAATGCGATCAAACTACATTATGGCGTCAGATGCACCTGTAATAATGGGTGCAAGCCCATACAATAAAACCCCACTAATGCTGTGGGAAGAAAAACTAGGCCTATCTAAAAAGCAGAAGATGAATGCTGCAATGAAGTGGGGAAAGGACAAAGAAGATGAAGCACGCAGTTTATATACCATGTATTCTGGTATTGAGGTAAAACCGTGTGTTAAGTTTCATAAGAAAATTTCATACCTTGGTGCTTCTCTAGATGGATTGTCCGATGATGGTGCTAATATGGTAGAGATTAAATGTACAAATCGCATTAATCATGAAGCGGCTGGAGCTGGAGTTATACCATATGGTTTTATAGCACAACTTCAACATCAAATGGAAGTTGTTAAATTAGACGAGATGGATTATTTTTCTTGGCACCAAGGAGATGGCATAATCGTAAAAATAAAGAAGGACAATAAATATATTGAAAATATGCTGAAGAAGCACGCTCAGTTTTGGGATTGTGTTTGTTCTATGACAGAACCACCAATAACAGATAAAGATTTTGTTCATAGAAATAACGATTGGTGCAATGATGCAAGAGATCTATTCGAAGTCAAGTCACAAAAAATAGAACTGTTGAAAAGAGAAAAAGAATTGGAGCTTTTACTTAGAGATAAGTCAGAAGGTCGAAATTCTTGCGCTGGTGGCTATAAGTACGCTAGGTCAGTGTCATTGGGTAGATTGAACTATAAATCGATTGTAGACCATTTAAACGCTGATCTGGACGACTTTGAGAAATTCAGGGGCTCTGCGATAGAAACATGGAGATTAAGTAAAGGTTAAACAATTTCCACTGTGATACAAGAAGAATATATATTTAAATATATTATATTCTTCTTATTAGTTCTATGTGGATATGTTCATAACTAAGTACACTAAAGGTATACTTTGAATTGTAATACAAAAAAAGATTAAACGTTGTTTATAATATGCAATGTTTTGAACAAATCTAAAACTCTCCCATGTAAATATAGTGTTTATAAACATGGGATTGTTTAAAAATACCCCAATACTAACAAAGCTTAATTTAGATAGTACCGGGGTAAATATAAAATGATGTCTTTAATTATCTATTTTTGCCTTATTATGGCAATCCTAATTTTATCTTAACACTTAATTTATTAAAA